TGTTTGACCTAGCTGGCGATCTGGTGTTCAGGAACATGGACTTCCCTGGTGCTGACGTTATTGCTGACCGGCTGGCCGCTAGAAACCCAATGGCGCAGATTGACGAGAAGTCAGACATACCGCCCCAGGTTCAGATGCAGCTTGCCCAGCAGCAGCAACAACTGGAACAAATGCAGCAACAACTCCAAGCCGCCCAGCTGGAGATTAATAACCGTATGCAAGTGGCGCAGCTGAAAGATGAAGGCGAAACCAAGCGCAAGCTGATGGATGTGACTGCACGGGCGCATAACACCGAAACAATCGCAGAGGCTCGCGTCAACAATGAGAATATTCGTCGGGTTACCACGCAAAACAGGACTGAGATTGAGGCACTGGTCAAAATGTTAATTGCCAGAATGCCGCCTGACCAGCTGCTAATGGAGATTGAAAAGATGAACCAAGAGCAAGCCGCATACGCTCAATTTGGCATCCAAGACATAAGCGAAGGAGCAAATCCGCTGATCCAACCCATGCAATAGTTGCATAACCTTTTGTTTTTGGGTAATAATGCCCCAACCCGACCCGTGGGTTCTTACGGGGCAAATCCTTGGAGTAATCCATGTCTGAAGAAGTAAGTGCAGTACAGAAAAGACTAGAGGCCAGTGTGGTCACTAGCGAAAATTTAGCTGAATTCCAAGCTGAAAAGCTAGGTTTAGCTGACAAACCGCCACGCGAGGCTATTGAAACAATAGAGCCGCTGGACGATGATAGTCAGAGTGAACCAGCCAGTGACGAGCAGCAAACAACAGAGGAAAAAAGGCGACCTAAGATTGAGCGACGGTTTGAGGCGGTAACCAAAGCGCGTGATGAAGCAAAGCAAGAAGCAATGCGGGAGCGCGAAGCTAGGGTAAGTCTTGAACAACGGTTAGCGGAAATGGAACGGAAACAAGCGCCAAAGGGCGAAGCCGAACCAGACCCAAGCCAGTTTACCGATATGTTTGAATATGCCAAGGCATTGACAGACTACAAGGTTGACCAGCGACTAGGGGAAGAACGACAGAAGGCAGTACAGGCCAAGGTGCAAGCCGAGAAAGAGCAGGTATTAAATACTTGGTCAGAACGGGTTAACCAGGCCAAAGCAGCAATGCCAGATTTTGAGCGAGTGGTGAAAAGCGCAGACATGACAGTAGTCAATGAAGTGCGTGATGCCATATTCGAGTCAGATGTTGGGCCGCAGCTGCTGTATCACCTTGCTGATAATCCCGAATTCGTTGAAAAGCTGCAAGGGATGACGCCAGCCGCACAGTTGCGACAAATTGGGAAGTTAGAGGCTATGTTTGAGAAACAAGACTCAAAGCCTGTTGTCCAGAGAAGTAGAGCAAGCGCACCGATTACCCCTATTCGGTCAGCCGCTAACGGGCGTGATGTTGCATTGACTGCTGATGGGCAGTTTCATGGCAGCTACCAAGCCTGGAAAGCAGGTAGACTTAATGGGCAAATTCGATAACCATTTTTTTAGGATTTATCATGGCAAATAATTTGCTTACCATCAGCATGATCACCAACGAAGCGTTGATGGTCTTGGAAAACGAGTTGACTTTCACGAGCCAAGTCGAACGTAACTATGACGATCAATTCGCTGTAACCGGCGCAAAGATTGGCGCAACACTGAATGTTCGCCGGCCTGGACGCTTTGTCGGCACCAGTGGCCCAGCGTTGAATGTGGAAGACTTTAACGAGACTTCTGTTCCCGTTACCTTGTCTACGCAGTTCCACGTTGATACCCAGTTCACCACGCAGGATTTAGCGCTGTCTCTTGACCGCTTCAGTGATCGCGTGCTAAAACCCGCGGTTGCTGCTATTGCCAACAAGATTGACCGTGATGGTCTGGTGATGGCTAAAAACGCCACTGCCAACATTGTCGGTACTGCCGGTACTGTCCCCACCAGCTTGCTGACCTACCTCACGGCAGGCGCATACCTGGACTCCGAGGGCGCACCCCGTGATGGCCGCAGGGCTTGCATTGTTGAACCGTTTACCGGCGCAACGATTGTGGACTCGCTCAAAGGTCTGTTTGTGCCTTCCAACACCATTGCCAAGCAATACGAGCGCGGCATGATGGGCAAGGACTCGGCAGGCATGATGTGGAAGATGGATCAGAACGTTGTTAGCCAAACTTTTGGCAGTTACGCTACTGCTACCCTGGCTTGCGCTACTACCACGGCAACCGGCTTTCTGACCAGCGGCTGGGCATCAACGTCCACCATTGCTCTGACTGCTACCACTGCTACGGCTGGCCTCAAGCAAGGCGACACCATCACCATTGCAAACATCTTTGCAGCCAACCCACAAAATCGCGCAGCTTACGGCTCCAACCGTCTGCGTAGTTTTGTTGTCCAAGCTGATGTGACGGTTGCAACCTCTGGCACGACTTCTGTGATCGTCAGCCCTGCTGTGATTACTGCTGGTCAATTCCAGAATGTGGTGGTCAACAGCACTAGCGCTACCGCAGTTGTGACCCCGTTCAACAACACCGGCGTTGTTTCTCCACAGAACATTGTGATGCACAAAAATGCCTTCACTATGGCCTGCGCTGATCTGGAACTGCCTGATGGCGTTCACTTTGCTGGCCGTGCAGCCGACAAGGAACTGGGTCTGTCAATGCGGGTTGTGCGGCAGTACACTATCAACAACGATTCGATCCCGACTCGCGTCGATGTGCTGTACGGCTGGGCGCCTTTGTACCCAGAACTCGCTTGCCGAGTTGCAGCTTAACACTCACTACTAAGGAGTAATTATCATGGCAAATCCAGGCGCAGCAACAACCACTACCGTCCATCCGCAAACTCTGTCGAGTAACCAGGCCATCCGCTTGATTGCTTACGCAACGGGCGTTTCTATCAATGCCACAGGCGATGCAGCAATTACCCTGCCGGTCATCAACACCACTAGCTACAACATCACCAATGTCATTATTACTAATGCCAACAAAGATGTGTCTGGTGGTGCTTTGGCAATCTGGACGCAACCAGCTGGTGCGGGTACTGAAATCGTGACTAACGCATCGTTGACCAGCAATACCAGTTCAGCTTACGTCACCAAATCCACGGTGGTAGCGGCTACTGGAACGGCTAACCTTTCAGCCCAGGTGTTTTACGTCCGGGTTGGAACTGCTGTTTCTGGCGGCACGATTGACGTTTTTGTATACGGTACTGATTTCACAGCGTTCTAAACTGTCGGTTTTCAGTAAAATAAAAGGGGACTGTTCGCAAGGGCGGTTCCCTTTTTCACTCAAAAATCATGGCTACAACATTCCTATCCCCCACGCCCAAGCTGCAATTCTTTGATTTGAACGGCGCACCGTTGTCGGGTGGGCTGCTGTACACCTACGCTGCTGGCACAACCACGCCTTTAGCGTCCTACACCGATTCCACTGGCCTAATTGCCAACACTAACCCCATCGTCCTGGACAGCCGCGGCGAGGCTAATGTGTGGCTCAGTGGGGATATCTATAAGTTTGCTCTTTACACCAGCGTTAGCGTGTTGATCTGGACAGTAGACAACATTAATGGCAGCACCTTTGCCTCTAATGCTACGGGTGACGGGACAACTACTGCTTTCTCAGTGGTAAACGGCTTCACCGCTATTTACATCAACGGCGTTTACCAAAACCGCAACACATATACGGTCACCAGCGGCACGGTAACTTTTAGCGAAGCACCGCCAGACACATCCATTATTGAAGTTGTTTACAACTAGGAATCGCCATGTTAAAAGTAGCAAATTCAATCATCAGCGCCAGCCAAATTAAAACGCCAATCACGTTTGTTGGTGACGTTACCTTGTCCACCGGCAACCTTATCATTGGTACATCTGGCAAAGGCATTGACTTTTCGGCTACATCACATCCTGCTGGAATGACCAGCGAGTTGCTGGCTGATTACGAGGAAGGTACTTGGACAGGAACAATGACGGGCGGCACAACACCGCCGACAACGCCAATTACTGCAACAGGCAGCTACACAAAAATTGGAAATTCTGTTACTGTCAGTATTATTTTTGTAAATGTTGATACTACGGGTGCTGTTGGTCAATTGCTGGTAAATGGATTGCCATATACCGCAAAATCAGGGCTTAACCAAATTGGCTCTGTCACCAGCTTTGGGTTAAGTATCCCAAATAAAACTTTAAATAGCTTTTTTGGTGGCGGCGGGACAAGCATTGAATTTGTTTCTGCTGCCGATAATGGTGCTTGGTCATTTCCTAACATTACCGCTGGTGCGTCAAAATATTTGTATATTACTACTACATACCTTGTGTAAGGATTAAAAATGTCTTTGACTAAAGTAACCTATTCAATGATTGACACGCAAGTTGTCAATGTCAAAGACTATGGTGCGACCACATCCGATACCAATGGAGCAACAAATCGCGCGGCAATTCAAGCCGCAATTGATACGGGCAAAAGTGTTCTATTTGAAGAACTCTATACCGTTAATGACACGATTTATGTAAACACAAATCAGCGTATTTTTGCGGATAAAGCATGGCGTAATTTTTCTGGCGCAGGATTAAACTTTAAATTTAACGCTACTGCCGACAAAAATTGTATTACGGGTTCTGATTTAACAACACGCAGTTTGCAAGGTTGTGTGTTTGAAAATTTGCTTTTGAATATTGATGCAACTTGTGTATTCAGTGACGCAATTACGGTAAACATGATTTCTGCTTCTGGCCGATATATCCAGATTATTAACTGCGGTGGTCAGAATTATTCGTTTGCAGAACTTGCTCAAAATGTTACTTCAATTACCGCTGTAAGCACAACGGCAACAGTCACTAAAACTGCTCATGGTTTGTCTAATGGTAATGTTGTCCGAATGGTTGGTGTTTCTACGCCAGAAGTACCAGGAGACAACGTATACAACGGCATTTTTACTATTCAAAATGTTACCGCAAATACGTTTGACTATGTAATGGCTGGAGTGCCGACAAATTTAACCGCAAACATAGCAACATTTAAAAGCGGGTATTTTGCAAAAGTTAACAGCAAAAATATCAACTTTTCTTCTTTTTTGTATCTTGACTCGCTAAAAACTGGCGCAGCAGATGACGGTACGCCTGCTAATTACACGCCAACTTTTGAATTGTTAATGACGGGCTGCACGACTGGAAATTACTATAGAGATGTAAATTTGCAAGGGCGGTCACCTGTAGCTAACGGTATTGGTTTAGTGGTTGCGTGTACGTTTATTGCAAACCAACTCAACTCTATTAACCCAGACTACAACAACAAAGGCGGGAATATTCAAACATCAAATACATCAAATTTGATGATAACAAATAATATTTTTGGTTCTTTGGCAAACAACATAAGTGTTGCTGGCGATGCATCTAACACAGGTATTCAAAACAACTATTGGGAAGGTGGAAACACAGGTACAAGGCGCGTAAGCATAAATAATACTAGCGCAAATACATTAGTAAACGAATTTTCTATTGACTCATCTAATGGTTCTGTCTATGACAATTCAAGCGGAAGTTATACGGCATACGGTTATTTTGGCGCACAATTAAAAGGTGGATCACTTCTTAATCGATATGAGGAAGGCGTTTGGACTCCTCAATACGAGCCAACAGCAGGG